ACATGATGCGCCAGTTAATGGAAACCATCAAGAAAGACAACCGTTTGGAGAGTGTGCCGTTTACCGCTCTTGCTGACAACAAGGTAGAAATCATATCCGGCCACCATAGAATCAGAGCAGCCAAGGCCGCAGGCTTGGCATTTGTCTATGTGCTGTTAGACATATCTGGACTTTCCAGAAGCAAGATAGCCGCAAAGCAGATAGCCCACAACTCCATAAACGGCTACGATGATAAGGACGTGCTGAAGGAGATTGCAAAGCTAATCGACAACGTGGACGATATGATAGAATCCTATGGCGGCAAAGATTTGTTTGAAGAGCCGACACAGGAAATAGAGAAACTGCTATCGCCCAAAACAGATTTCGACTGGAAAACTATGCAGTTCATGTTCCTGCCCTACCAGATTGAGGATTTGGATCGTCTCGCGAAGGAAGCACACGGCAATGACTATATCGGTGTTGCCAACATCGAGCAGTACCAAAAGCTGCTTACCACCCTTGAACGCTTTAAGGAGTTCGAGAATGTCAAGAATCTTGGGCAGGCCATCTACCTTATGATTGAGGCAGCAAACAACAAAATGGAGAATGGCATGTATGACCCAACGCAGGAGTATGTGCCTCTCACGCGAATCATCGGTAGCGGAGCAATCCCTGTTGATGATGCCACCTACATCAAGGAGTGCTGCAAGAAGATGGAAGAGGATGGTGTTATTCCGCAGAAGTGCTACTGGAAGGGCATTGTAGAGGCTTGCAAGAAATACCTAAACGAGTAGTCTATGGCACGAAGCACAGGTTACGATAAGGACATCCACGATGATAGGGCTTGGGCTTTAGCCATCGAAGGAAAAACCGATATTGAGATAGCAAATGCACTCGGTATCACGGAGCGAACTCTGAATAACTGGAAGAAAGAGCATCCCTCATTTTTTCAGTCCTTAAAAGAAGGGAAAGAGGTTGTGGATGGCAAGGTCGAAAAGACCCTGTATGAGCGTGCTATGGGCTATACCGTCACTGACAAGAAAATCATCATCGAAATGGATGCCAACGGTAACCAGAAGCCAGCGCGTATTGAGAAGATGGAGAGGAAGGTTCCGGCAGACATTACCGCGATTATTTTCTGGTTGAAGAATCGTAGGCCCGACCAGTGGCGAGAGAAGAAAGAGATTAGCGTTAATAGTTTTGAGGAATTGATGAAATCTATGCCAGACGATGTTGATGAGTAGTATATGGGCGAGTTTGATAAAGCACAGATGTATTTGCGCTCTTGGCAAGCTGACTGGAATAAGTTTGTCCGTGACGTGTTGCATGCAAGGCTTGATAAGGAACAGCAGGCTATTGTGGAGAGTGTGCAACACAACAAGCGTACAGCGGTTGCAAGTGGAACGGCCAGAGGCAAGGACTATGTGGCAGCTTGCATTGCCCTGTGCTTTCTCTACCTCACTCCCAGATTCGACAAAAACGGCAAACTTGTAGCGAATACCAAAATAGCTATGACCGCGCCAACACAGCGACAGGTCATAGATATTATGATTCCCGAAATTTCACGTCTTTACAGAAACGCAGGATTCTTGCCAGGACGTTTGCTTTCCAATGGCATCCGTACAAATTATGATGAATGGTACTTGACAGGGTTTAAGTCTGATGAGAACAACACAGAGGCATGGTCAGGCTTTCACGCTGTCAATACCATGTTTATTGTTACGGAGGCATCGGGTATAGCGGAAAGTACGTTCAACGCCATAGAGGGTAACTTGCAGGGCAATTCTCGCTTGCTCATAGTGTTCAACCCGAACATCACTACTGGATATGCTGCAAAGGCTATGAAGTCGGAGCGATTCAAGAAATTCAGACTTAATTCGCTCAATGCAGAGAATGTAATCACACGGCAGAACGTCATACCCGGTCAAGTGGATTATGAGTGGGTGAAAGATAAGGTTGAGAATTGGGCCACCCCGATTGCAGAAGATGAGTTTGACGAAGGGCAAGGTGATTTTGTCTGGTGTGGCAAATGCTACCGTCCAAATGACCTCTTCCGCATTAAGGTGTTAGGCATGTTCCCCAAAGCTGCTGAAGATATGCTGATACCTTATGAGTGGATGGAGTTAGCAAACAGGCGGTGGTACGAGTTGAAGGAATCTGGATTCACGACAAAGAAATCCGTCCGGCTTGGTGTCGATGTTGCAGGCATGGGTCGTGACAATAGTATTCTCCTGCCTCGCTATGGCTCATGGGTGCCAGAAATCAAAGTGCATCAATCTGGTGGAAGTGCAGACCACATGCACGTTGTCGGAATGACAAAGCCGTATCTTCAAGACAAAGACGCAAAGGCATTCATTGATACCATCGGTGAGGGTGCAGGCGTGTATTCCAGACTGGAAGAGTTGGGGTATTCCAACGCTTATTCCTGCAAGTTCTCGGAAGGGGCAAAGGGATTGTCAGACCTCACAGAACAATACACGTTTGCCAATATGAGAGCCTATCTGTTTTGGGCAGTCCGTGACTGGCTGAATCCAAAGAACGGCTTCAATCCGGCTCTGCCACCAGATGATGCCTTGGTCGAAGAGGCCACAGAAATACACTGGAAGTTTCAAAGCAATGGAAGTATCATAATAGAGAGCAAGGATGATATTAAGAAGAGGTTGAAGCGTTCTCCAGATAAGTTTGATGCCTTGGCTAATACGTTCTTCCCCAGAGATTACGATTTCTCGGACGATGAAGATATTGAAAAAGATATTTTGTAAAAAAATGTCATAGTATAAAAATAATTTTGTACTTTTGCGACTGAAATCGTTTCTTTTGTGACGATTTCATTGCTCTTAGTGTGGCTTGACTGTGAAGTTAGGCCACACGTTTTTAGTACAGTTAAATAGAGTTAAGTAACTAAAAAAATAATTAGTTTTTCGCTTTGGTATTTCAAAAAAAAGAGCTAACTTTACATCGTGAAAGAAAAGATGATAAACCATTAAAAAATAAGAGCAATGAAAGGTCAAACAAGAAATTTTGAGGTTAAGGGACCGCAGTTCAAAGTCTGGAGCGATTTCATCCAGAGAGGAACTTTCGCAGAGAATGAGCAAGGCGAGGTAAAGCAGCTTTCGGGTGGCGGTTACATTTCAGCCGAGCGCACAGTTAAGAGAGCAATCAGAGTAGCATTTTTCAACTAAACAAGTAAGAGCAATGAAAAAGGGTATCAGCACCAGATTAAAGAACCTCATGCAGTCCTATGTCGGCAAGAGTTACGATGTGTATTTCCACGGTCACTACTACTGGACGTTGAAGATAGTCGAGTTGATGGGTGACACAGGGTATTTAGTCACAGAGTTAAACGATGGTAAGTCCATCTGGAAGAGTAATGCCAGTTATGGCGAGGTAAAGGCCGAAATCAAGAAAGGCTCATACAGGGAACGCCAATAAGTTAAATAGAGTTAGGTGGGTGATAATAATTGGTAATCCGCTTTGAAAATTCCATAAAAAAATACTAACTTTACAGAGTGAAAGAAAGAACATTATAAACATCTAAATTTAAGAGTAATGAAAACGACAAAAGCAAACGAGATTAAGAACCAGATTAAGGTGAACTTTGAGAGCATGACCTTCGAGGCTGCTATGAGTGCTAACGCTGAACTCTTCAAGGAGTACGAAGAGATTAAGGGCAAAAGAAGCCTTACCTCTCTGATTAGCTACTACCGCTCCAAGGCCAAGGCAACGGTTGAGCCGGAAGAGAACCTTGAACAAGTGAACGAGCCAGAGGCCACAGAGATTCCAGTTAAGGAATCAGAGAGCGAAGAGGCCGTAACATTGAGCATCGGCAATATCAGCCGTGATTGGGTGAAGTCATTCCTCGAAAGCAACCAACCATCCAAAGAAAGTTTCTGCATCGTCCGTGAATACTACCTCTGCAAGAGCGACACAGAGACCGTCCGCAACACTCGCTTATTTGTGAAGCCAGACGGTAGCGGTTACAGCCGTTGGGATGATGCCAACGAAGCATCCAAGGAGTACAAGCTTACCTCATTCCGAAAGATAGGTAGCTTTGACGCATCCAACGAAGGGTTGCCAGTCGGTGAGCAGTATTGCAGGGTAAGCATTCTTCGTGTCAAGAATGCTCTCCAGAAGTTTGTCATTGACCGCCAGGGAGCCACCCAGATAGTCAAGGTAGAGAGCATAGAAACTGAATTA